TCTCCATTCGCAATACACTTACAAATGAACTCAAGTCTGAGTCTGTATTGTGTAGAAAGCATGTTATTCTTTCTCTTTATCTGTATTTATTTTCGCCATCATTTCTTTTGCTAGTTTAAGAGAACGACGGTGTATGAGATATTTTACCACAGGATTTTTAGGATTGTGTACTATCCACCACCACTGGCGTTGTGTGTATGCCTTTGCTAACCTTGTGACATAAAAAAATGCAGCGGCAACGCTATCATCAGTTACGATGAAGTACGCTGCTACTGCAAATAGTCCAAATAGGACGATATGTGGAGAGTTCATTAGTTGAACTCCTGATTCCTACGCTCATCCAAATATCTGATAATTTCGTCTCGCCACTCCATTAACTCATGAAAACACTGCTGATTGTGAGCACATTGCCGCAATTCTGAATCTGGTTTAAGAACACTTTCGTAAAACAGACCAAGTGCGTCACGACGCTTTTCGTGTTTATCAGTCATAAGAACTCCTCAAGAGTTGACGTTTGCTTTTTTTGGATTTTAATCTGCTTTTTGATAAAGTCAACAGATTGTTTATAAGTCTTAAACTCTCCAACGTGTTTGCCATTATGTATAATTGCAAACCCTTTTTTCTTTCCAGCAAACGGAATTGCTGCCCACATTCCATCATTTGTTACATAACCTAAAGGATCTCCTGGTTTAGGATCAAGAACTCCTGGTCGTTCGATGAAAGGTTTCTGAAACTTCATACAGCAGTCACACTCACAACTTTAGCATTAGGATTGCGGGCAAGTGCAACCTGACGTGCTTCAGCATAATCTCTAGCATGAACTTGCTCAGTAAAAACTTGACCTGCAACGTAGAGTTTGACGGCGCATTTCATGGTGGTGTTCCTTTGATTACCTAGTAATTATAACAGGGAGGGGTTTGAGGAGTGGTGTGCTTTGTGACAGTATCAGCGGCGGACCACCGATACAGCAGGCATACCCTGATTAAAAACGGTGTCTACCACCGCCTGAACGCTCTTGGCGGTGCTGATGCCCACCTTATCGTAAACAGGCACGCACACCAGTCCAAACGTCTTCTCAGCGGCACCCAGGCGGATGACACGCCCAATGCTCTGAGAGATTCCGATGTAGTCCATGTTCCGCATGAACAGAACCGCCTCAAGACCGCTGACGTTGATCCCCTCGCTCAGGATGCTGTGATGGAGCACCACGAACTTCTTAGAGGGATCCTTGCCCCAGGCGTTGAGAGTATCAAAGAATACCTCACGGTTGACCTTCTGCCCATCGATGATAGCACCAGTCTTGCTGGTGATGTAGAGGCAAGAGTAACCACGCTCGGCAAGTTGCTCACGGAAGTCAGATTCACTCAGCAGTTTGATGATCTGCTTGGTGGAACGAGCAGCAATCAGGATCTTACCCAGAGAGTTGTCGTCAATAGTGTCCAGCAGGTTCTGAGTGTCACGGTCAGCAATCATCTGCTTGTCCTGAACCATATCCAGTTGCTTCACAACAACCTTAGGAGGGAGAATATAACCCTCTTCCACCAGTTTAGGAGCAGGAACGTTGCAGATCACGTTACCATAAACCTCAGGATCATTCATCCCAGGCTTGGAAACAGTGAGAGAATGCTTAGGAGTAGCAGTAAAGAAATAGCAGCGAGTAGCAGTAGAAGAGAAGTGCTCCGTAGCAGGGAAAAAGTTACGTTGGACTGAATTGTGCGCTTCATCAAAGTAAATGTAATCAACGTTGATGTCTGCCTCTTGAAGACGGGGCAGGGAGTGATAGGTGGTGAAGATCAGTTGCTTGCGGTATGCTTGCTGACTCCAATGACGAATCACAGAAGGTTTGGTGCTGCTGAAGTGATGAGTCTCACCGCTGTGAACGTGCATCACAGCAACATCAGTGTGAAACTCAAGGAACTCCGCAGAGAGTTGCTCAGCAAGCAGAATACGGGGAGCAACCACAACCACGATACCACGATCGCAGGCATCAAGAAAATCAAGAGAGTCCTTGATCATACACATGGTCTTACCACCACCCGTAGGGATGATAACCTGTCCCTTATCATGCGCCAGCATAGCGGTCAGAGCATCCTGCTGGTGGGGGCGGAGTTGCATCACAGATCTCATCGCGTATGAAACTATTATAGCAGAAAACCGCCCCTGGTGCGACCCAGTGGACGGTTCTCAAACTGGATTTAATATAAAAATTAATCTTCCAATCTAATTGCTGTTAATGTAACAGTAATATCGGTAGATGAAGATTCATTATTTGTGACTCTAGCAAAAATAGTGTTGTCTTCAGCATCATTCCACCCAATAACACCAGGACTCATTTTAGAAGTGCTTACTCCAGATGTTGTTGTATGATATTCTGCAATAACACCAGAACCTGCTGATGGAGTTGTTAAATGACTTCTCGAAGCATCGGCAGTTCTAGAATCTTCATCGGTGTATAACACAACCCATGCAGCACTGGAAATACCAATTTTTTGCAGTGCATACGTTGGATATCCAGTAATTGTAACATTAACTGTTGTTCCTGCACCAATTGATCCAGTAGATGTAGTCAGTGACTGTCTAGAATTTTCAGAAAGTACAGTAATTGATCCAACACCAGCACTACTTACTTGTATTCCACGTCCAAAAGCTATTTGTCCAATACTTCCAAAACTTGTAGAAGTTTGCGATTCTTCATTAAAGTCGGTTATAGTAATTCCAACACCAGAAGCAACAATACCTGTGGATGTTCCATTAACTGTAAGATTATTAACAGTTAAAGTTTCTGTTGCTTCGTCATATGAGAAATTGTTAGCATCAGATGATGTGATATTTCCATTGATTGTAGTATCACCGAAGAGATAGGTTTCTCCAGATACATACAATGCAGTTTGTCCAATACCAGAAGCGGAAGAGATTGCGACTGTAGATGGAACAGAAGTAATGGTATTTGAACCGTTAAATTGGTTACCTAAACTCAGTTTTCCATCATAATCTAGTTGCATTAAGTTTGCACTAGTTTGACCATAAATCCACTTAAACCCTGTTGTTCCAATACCAGTAGAAGATCCACTGTGAATTGTGAAGTTAATTCCACCAATGTCCTCATTAGTTAGTGAAAGTGTGCTGAGTGCATATCCTACTATACCAACACTTGTACCAGCACCAACTTCTGATAATCCAATACCAATTTGCGACTGTGTATCGCGAGAAATAAATTCTGCTTTTAAATTATTTGCATCATCTATGACTTGGAATCTCTCATTTGGTATTGTGGTTCCAATTCCAACCAAACTTGATGATGGATTAATAGTAACAAAAGCATCTGCCTCAGAATCACCGAAGAAAGTATTACTTCTCAGTGTTGTATCACTATCTACTACAAGATCATTTAAAACTCTAACGATATTTGTATTTGCTGTTAGTTTTAAATCATCAACTAAAGTATCAATTCTTGTTGATCCGCCAGCACCAATTCTAACCTCGTTTAAGTATGCTTCTTGGAATTTTTTCCCATTAGTTCCAATAAATGCACCTTTATCATCATCAGGAACGATTCCTGTATAGAAAGTACTTAATCCCGTAAAATGTGTTTCCTGTGAGAACGTGGAAACTCCACTTATAGTAATGTTTGTTAGAATTTCAGTTTGTCCAGAATCAGCATTAATTCTCAGATTACCAGATGTTGTATCAATTTCATTTGCATTTGACTCTCCAATTGTTACATCATTAATGAAAGCTTCAGAGAATGGTTTACCACTTGTTCCAAGATAAGCACCCTTACTAGTATCTGGAACTAATCCAATAGCAGCAGTTAGTTCCCCTCCAAAACTACCAATACCACTTACAAGTAAGTCATCAGTAATTCTCGTGGTTCCAGAAGAGGAATCGAGAACAAGATCTGTATTATCAATAGTATCGATTTCATTAGTTTGTGCTACACCAACACGAATAGATGCAACTTGAGAAGAACTAAATCTCTTCGATGCAGTTCCTAATGTAGCATTAAGGTCTGTGCTTGGTTCAATTCCACCACCAAGAGTTAAATCTCCAGATAAGGTAGTTACTCCAACAACTCTAAAGTTTGAGTCTGCTACAACTTGATTGCTATTAGAATCGAGAACAAGATCTTCAGTAACAGTTTCAATTCTGTTGGAGTTTCCTACACCAACACCAATTTTAATATTATCTACCCAAAGTTCTGAGAATTCTTCTCCAGATTGTCCAAGATAAGCACCAGTCGAAGTATCAGGAACAATACCAGTATTAACAGTGACTTCTCCTTGTAAAGTTGAAGTTCCAGAAACATCTATAGCATCATTTACATCAACTGTTCCACCATTAGAATCCAGTACTAGATTTCCAGTAGAGGTATCAATTTGATTAGATGCTGTTACTCCTAACTGAATATCACCAGAAGTGCTATTAGTTAGAGTTAGAATTCCAATATTTGCATTTGTAGCAGTCAGAACTCCAATTGTTCCGAATCCAGTGTAATTAAGATCAGTTCCACTTATATTTGTAACAGTGGCGATAGTTCCAGTTAGATTTGTTACGTTCGCACTTGTTGAAGTTAAGAATCCAACTGTACCAAATCCAGTATAGTTAAGATCAGTTCCACTCAGAGTTGTTACTGTTCCAATAGTTCCACTCAGATTGGTAATTGTTCCAGAAGTGGATTCCAGTGTAGTAACAGTACCGATAGTTCCACTTAGATTTGTGGAAGTTAAGTTAGTTACGGTTCCTGTTGTACTTTCAAGAGTTGTAACAGTACCGATAGTTCCACTTAGATTTGTGGAAGTTAAGTTAGTTACGGTTCCAGTGGTTCCACTTAAAGTAGTAATGGTCGCAACACCAGAATTAACTTGACCACTAAAAGTTTGTGCTGTAACAACACCAGAAACGGAAATATTAGATGATAAACGAGCAGTATCTAGTGTTCCAGATGCAATATTTGAGGCATTGATATTAGTAATATCAGCACCAGAACCTACAAAACTTCCACCAGTTACAATTCCAGACGCATTAATATCACCAATCGAACTGATACCTACACCATTCTGACTTAAACCAGGATCTCCACCAACTTGTAACCAAGACCTTGGAATTGTGGTGCCGATTCCGACCGTTCCACCTGCCCAAATACTAGAATATCCTACACCAACTCCAGGATAAATCGCTGGATCTACATCAACCCACTGAGATGTTGGAATATTGTAGAGTCCAGAACCATCTCCAGCAAAACTAGCAGTAATAATTCCAGCATTACCGTCAATAGTAATACCTGCACCAATTCTGATATTGGTAAATGTCGCTACACCTGTAACATAAAGATCATTTGCCGTTATGATTCCAGTTGATCTAACTGTTCCATAAACGTCTAGATCAGCTCTAGGAATTGTGGTGCCTATACCGACAAGACTACTCCTTACAATAAGATCGTCTTCATCAACCTGAACACCGTTCCTAAAGTTAAATGACTTATTATAATTTGCCATCTCGTACAGACTTTCTAGTTATTTATCTTTTATTTTTATATTGCCTGATCTCCACCCGATTTAGTTCCACTATTTGTGAATGTATGGATTTTTCCACTTTGGTATTGGAAGGCTTTTCCACCCGAACCACCATTCTGCTGTCCACTGGATCCCCATCCACCTCCGTTTCCACCATCTTGAGCACGCGCTCTTCCACCTCTTTCGTTTGCGCGTCCACCCTGACCGCCGCTACCGCCGCCACCACCATCATCATTATTTCCTGATTGTCCACTTTTTCCATTGTCCTTAAAGTTGGCTCCAGGTGCTTGACCACCTCCGCCGCCATCTCCACCACCTTTTCCGCCGCCACCTCCGCCGCCACCTGCGGAGATGTTTGTATTACCACAGAACCAACATTGTCTATACGATTGTCTATCGGAATTTCCTCCTCCGCCACCGCCACCGCCACCAGTGATTCTTCCACCAGAGTTATTAATATATCCGTTTGGTCTAATTCTTAATGCTACACCACCATCTTGACCATCTTTCTTTTGATCCGCACCATGCCCACCTTTTCCACCTTTACCACGAATTTTTTTTGAGTTTATCAAATAACATGCCGAATGAGTTCTACCAGATTGACTAATAGTTAATCCTCTATTACTTACCGAACTTGCCTGACAGTCTCCAGATGTTTGAACTACAAAATACACAGAATTTTCTGAGTTTCTTTTGTTTGATGGTGTTTCATTATTTTCAATATTAGATGTATTAACACTCACATCACTTCCACTTACACTAATCGTGTTCTGCCTAGCAAAGTAATAACTTTTACCTCTAAAAATAGACATTTTTATTTCATCAGTTCCAGCAGCTGGAGAACCTGAAGGTTGATTTGGAATATTTTTGAAGTGAGAAGTATATCCAGATTTATTATGTTTATATTCAATTACTTTATCAGTACAATCATTCTTTTCTAAAACTGATCCACCATAATAATAATCACTAAGTCTTACATTTGATTTTGTTTGATTATACTCAGTGGCCATATCTCCTAAAGAAATTTGACCATTTTTTGGTAGTGTCATGATGACCTCCCTTCTAGGTTTTCTACTTTCTGAGTTAACTCTTTAATTGCTTCAATAAGTAATGGAACTAATTTATCATATTTAACGGTCAAATATTCATCATTAAATGGTGCTGGAGCAATTGCTTCTGGAAGAACTTTTTCAACCTCTTGTGCCGAAACACCAGCATATCTCTTTTTAGTATTAAAGTTTCCAAGAGAATTAGCAGTATCATTCCAATTAAATGTGAATCCTGATAAAGAATTGACTTTATCAAGAGCAGAATCAATTGTAAGTTTGTTTGTCTTCAAGCGATCATCAGATGCAAATGCAATAATATCGCCCTCACACTTAAATTCATTTGTAGAAGGATTGAATTTAATTTGCTGATCTCTAAGTAAGAATTGTACAACACCACTAGTAAGTGATGCCTCACTCATCATAATTGCACAATCTGAAGTAACACTCTTACCATCAGTTCCATGAACTCTAGCCTTACCTGCCGAAGTAGCTTCTCCATCAAAGGTTGTCGCTGTTACTGTATTGGTTGAAGCATTAATATTTCCATCAACAGTCAGTGTTCCATCAATCGTTGTAGAATCAAGTGTTGTACTTCCATCAACATCAAGGTTACCACCAACATAGAGTTTCTTCGCAATTGCACCACCACCATCAGTATTCAATGAAGCACTATTATCAGTTGAACTAGTTGCATCAGTATCATTTGTAATGGATACTCTACCAGCAATTGTAGTATTTCCAGTAGATCCAGCAACTTCGAAGTTGCTATTAGCGTTAATTGATCCATCAGATGAAGATAAAGTCAATCTCGTGGTTCCATCAACCGAGTCCTTGAGTAAAATACTCTTAGAAGAACCTTCTAAAGTAATGCTATTACGGAACGATGAGGTACTATCAACTCTTAAAGTTCCAGTGGTCCACAAATCATCAACAACCTTTACAGTACCACCATTAGAATCTAAGAATAGATTTCCAGATGCTGTAGTAATTGTATTATCAGAATCACCAGATGTTCCAACCGCTAACTGAAGTTCACCAATGTGTGCTTCAGAGAATGGTAGAGTCGAAACTCCAACAAATGCACCTTCATCAGTATCTGGAACAATACCAGTGCTGACTGTTACTCTACCCTGAAGTGTTGATACACCTTCAACATCAAGAGGAGAATTGATATCAACCTTTCCATTACCATTAGCATCAATGATAACATCACCATTTGAATTTGTAGAACTGATAGTATTAGCATCTAATCTGAGATTATCTGCATTCAGTTGTCCAAGAATAGTTACAGTGGAGTTGTCTCCACTTGTTCCAAAGTTAACATTGTTAACAGTATCAATTGTATCATTAGTAGCAGACAATGTGATGCCGCCTGCAGTAGAACTTACTGTATTTCCATCCAACTTCAGATTATCGATGAATGCTTCAGAGAAGGATAGAGACAGTGAACCAAGAGGAGCACCAGAATCTGCTGCTGGATAGAATCCACTACTAGAGGTTGTAATACCAGTGATGGTTACACCTAGTCCTGTGGTAGAGAACTTCTTAGCATCATTGAAGTAAAGATCTACAGAGCTGTTCTCATTACAGACGATTGCTTCTTCAGTAGAATTAGTTCTCAGAATTAGGCTTCCATCGACAGAATCAATGTAGAGATCCCCAGTACCAACGTCACGAATGTAACTATCAGATGCATCATGGAAGATTTCTAAATCATTACCATCACCAAATGTTGCTTTTACATTATCTTTAAAGTTAAGATCAGATTGGAACGTTACGAATCCAACGAAGTCGGAATTTCCTTGGATGAGAACGTCATTACTTACTTCTAAGTTATCGCTTACAGAAACAATACCTGCTTGTGAAGTAAGAATCAGATCACCAGTCCATGCATTGATTGTTCTATCTTCTGGTTCAGTTCCACCAGGTACGCCCTCTGTAGCAATACCGATACCAGCAATCCAAGCAGATGCCCATGGTTTAGCATCGGTTCCGATGAATGCACCTTCAAATGAATCTGGAACAAGACCACTATTAAAGGAAACTTCCTGATTGAAAGTAGTAACACCAGTAATATTCAGATTTCCACCAATGTTAACACTCTTCTGAACTGCTAAACCACCCTTAGTTACAATTGAACCAGTATTTGTGGTAGAAGAATCTGTAGTGTTCTTCTGATTAATTAAACCAGTTGTAATGAGATCACCGTTAAGTTTGAACTCATCGTTCATAATAACGTTTTCGTTAAACGTTACTGGTCCATCAAACTGTGAAAGAATTTGCTTAGACTTACCACCCTCAACAAGAATTCTTTCCTTAACAATGATTTCATCAAATACTGCACTCAGACGTGAAGGATCTTGTCCAGTAACAGTAGGAATAGGAATATCAAATGTTGTTTGCTCACCTGATGCAGAAGAATACTTTGTATTTCCAATGAAGAAGTCACCATCACTGTTCATACCAGTGTAGACGACACTACCGCAAGACTTCTCTTGAGATTGTGATAGGAAGTCCTCTCTTTCGGTAAGAGTTCTTGCCTGAATCTGAGGTAGACCAGTTGAGTAGTTACCAGGACCAAAACCAAGATATTCAAACGTATGACCAGATGCACGAACAATCGATGGTCTACGGAATTCAACTGCTAGTGGTTTGATCTTCTTAATCAATGAGTTCTGTTGATGTGCTGCCTTTTGAGTTCCAAGGGCACCACGAAGAACACTGATCTCATTATTACCAGAACCGCTGAGCGTGCTGCTAGCGATTCTCATAATTTCGTTATTGATTTGGACGTAAGATCCAAGTGGGAATCTACCAACTGTAGAAACACCAGCGTTCGCAGCAGAGATTTGGAATGTGGAGAATCCAACAACACTCTCAGTTCCAATATCTTCTAGTAGATATGCACTTTCATTACCATAGAAAGAAATACCTCTAGATCCAAGGTTTTCAGTTCCCGCTTCAGAAATAAGGTCATTAGCAGCAAAACCATGCTTCAGAACACGATGTGCAGATGTAGGATCTACAGTTGTCTTGAAGGTGAAGGTATGAATTCCAATTGTATCACTAACAACGAAGTCACCAATACTATTGTTACTGGAATCTACAATCTTGAACTTGTTACCAGCAACTAATCCATGAGCAGCAGTACAACTGACTGTAGAAATACCAGATGCTGTCGTGTATCCAACAGTAGTTACAACTGAAGTTGGTGCTACGTTAAAGATGTATTGACCAGAAGAAATTGATGGATCACCAGAAGTCTTCGCAATCGCTACCTGATTTGCAGAAGGAACGCTAACAATTCTATAAAGACCGTCAGTAACTGTTCCTAAACCAGTGATTTGTAGCGAATTTCCTTCTGCTCTAGAAACTGTAGCAGTGGTAATCGCAACTGTAGATCCACTAAATCCTTCAACTACCAGAGTTGTTGTTCCATAACCAGCACCACCATCAACAATATCTAAAGAGGTAATTGAGCTACCTGCGCCACTTACAATAAGATTTGCTGATGCTCCATCCCATGTGCTGCTCTGATTGAGAAGTCTTACGTTATAGTGTGTACCGATTGAATAACCAGTTCCACTTGTTAGTGTTGTATATCCAACAATACCATTCAGTCCATGTCTCTGTGACGTTGTTACTGTGGAAATACCACCAGATATAGTGGTTGATCCAGTAATTTCCGATACAAGACCAAACTTAGTAACAAATTCGTCGATTGTTTCTCTAGTTACGCTTCGCTTGAGATCACTTGTTACAACTTCACCAAGTGGAGATCTCTTAGCAAATGTCTTAGCAGCAGTTGGGTTATCATTAATGTTATCAGGATCTTTCTGAGGATAAAGATCTACAATACTCTGACTGTATTCATAATCAGTAAATGTATTTGGTACAGAGTTGTTTGCTTTCAGAACATAAGCATGGTAGATACCATCCTGTACATTGTAGATATATGGAGAGAGTGTTTCTGCTCTGTAGATATAGAAGTTAGACTGAAGATCGTTTCTTTCGAATCTAGGAAGTTCAGTATTTCTTTCAGTGAATGCTGAGAAAATACCTACGTTATGTGTTACTCCTTCAACGTCAGTTGTTGAATAAGTGAATGTCTTATTATCACTTACAGTTACGGTAAAGTCTCCATTATATCCAGTGACTCCAACACCAGTTAAGTTTCCAGAAGACTTAACATTCTTAATCAGAACTCTATCACCAGTTGATAGATTGTGTGGTAATTCGGTAATTACAGTAACAGTTCCCGAACTTTCAGAACAAGTGCTGATAAATCTTGGATTTCTCTTATAGTTGTAATTCTGAGTGGTAAGATTGGTCAGAGTAAACTCTGCATCATTAATAGGACCAGTTGTGCTACTTTCCTGAATTACAAATCCATCCTGAGGATCTTTTGCGTTTACAGATTCTTTTGGAACTACAATTCTTACTTTATAAATCTTCTCATCCAAACTTCTTGGATCTTCAATTCTCTTGAGGAATGTTACATCGGTTCTTGGTTCATTATCAAATCCAGCAACACCTAAAGATACAATTGAATTGTAGATATCGTTATTTGTCTCAGTAAATACGAACCAGTTAGATTGATTAGGATCCCATTGAATTGGTGAACCAAGTTCGCCAGCATTTACATCAGATAGTCTGGTAAGAACTCTGAGACTTGTTCCACCATACAATTGAATGGCGAGACCATTCTGAGCATTAGTAACAGATGATGCAACTCTTAATGTGTTTACACCCTCTCTGATTGCATAATAAACTCTATTTTCTACAAGATTCTCTGGTAGATCACCATCATCACTTATGATAATGATTTTGGTTCCAGTTTGAATTGTGTGATTTGACGATAAAGTCAAAGTCTCATAGTTTGGTGCCGAAGTTGTAGAAGCTACTGTATATTCTTTGTATGCACTCGATGTTCCTTGCGCTAGTGTAGAAGACGTGCTGACGACATTATCAGTCATCAAGATCTTCGCAGTCTTTGTTGTAGCATCTGGAAGAGTCAGATTTAATACATCATTGACTTTAGCACCAACTCGATATCCCTGAAGAAGGTTGGGTGGTACGTTGTCTTCAGTATTGAATCCAAAGAGATATAGATGACTTGAAACACCGACTGCAGTTGTTAGACCAACGTCAATAGAAACCCAGTCAATGTTTCTTTCTACTGAAGGAATATATTTTGGAGTAATAACTGAGGTTACATATGCATTATCATCCTTAGCAAATGCTTCCTTCTTGAATCCTTCTGCTGAAAGAGAGAATTGACCGAAGTTGGAGTTTGAGTTGGTAATCGATGCGTCACCACCAGACTGTGCATCAAAGTGCTTATTAAATCCGATTGCGAAAACAGAAACAACCTGAATAAACGAGTCATTAATGACTTTAATGTGCGTTGGTTCCCATCCAGGTCTATAGATTGCACGCGAATCTAGGTGATAAACAGTCTCGGTAGCAGTAGAAGCAGACTGTGAAGATAGATTTGTTCCTGTTGTGGTAGTAACGGGAATACCAGAATAAGATCTAGTTACATTATCATATTTTACAAATGCACGATCGTCTTTCTGAAGAGACACAGCAGTGAACTGTGCAACAACCATGGATTTGAAACCAGATGCTTTACTACCATCTGCCTTCATACCATTCATACCCCAGACAGATCTTAGTGAGGTATTGAAGATATAAGGAGAAGCACCTTTTACAGTATCAGTCTCGATCGTAACTGTTGCAGAACCAGATGGACTTGCATCTAGATCATTTCTAACAGTTGGAAGTAGATATGTAAATGTTGTTGTATCTGCTACAGACTGAACAACAGTAGAAACGTTGTAGTCGTTTGTGTTTACACCACGAATCTTAATTGGTGTTCCAGCAGTAAGACCATGCTCTTCTGTTGTTGTAACTGTTACAACCTGATTAGGTGTAGCACCATCACCAGAAATGATACTAGAGATGTTTACAGGATCTGTTGCGAATGCACCAACAATTTCCCATTCTGGGCGCTCTTTCGCAAATGCTAACGATGCAAGTGGGAATTTCTGAGATGCAGGAATCTGTCTACCAGAACCTTCATTAAATGCCTGCGATAACTTCGCATAGTACATATCAAGGTCGGTGATGTCGTATCCAGTAGGTACGTTTACACCATCAGCATACTCAAAGCAAGTTAGTTTGTGGTGAGAGAATGTTGGTAGTGAAAGATTACCAGATCCCTCAGTAAAAATTGAATTATTTGTATAAACTAGTTCTTCTGGATTTGCATCAAATAGAGAGAACTGCCAGAAGTAGCAGTTACCAGTGATTCTGAAAATAGCAGAATCTGGTACATTAGAATCAGTTGGGTTTGGAACATACTTAGGTCTGATCTTAGTCTTTCTCAGGTCTAGACCAACAAGAGATGTACCTCTTGGTAGAATTACACCACCATGAACACTATTAAACTTATAAAGAACGTTATCTTCTTGAGTCAGGTCAAAGTTTGACTCTAGTGTTAATGTAAGTTCATCAGATGCTGGAGCCGTGATTTGACCAGATGGACTCTCAACTTCTGCTGTCGCAGTTCCAGTCGCACGAATACCATATCCAGGTCTGTTATCAATTATGTGCTCGCCAGGAAATACAAGGATTGTCGTTCTATCATTCTTATCGTTATCGTTTCCAGTTACAAATGAAAATCTCGCTGCTTCAATTAATGCTCTCTGAATTGTCTTAAACGGTTTCGTCAGAGAATTTCCTTGGTTCGTAATGCTATCGGTCGCATCAAGATCATTAGAATTTACATATAGAATTCTACCTTCATAATTCTTGATAAAATTCTCTAGCTTATTAAGAGGCATCGGATTATATTGACCAAAATAATTTCTATGATTTATTTATCATCCCATAAAATCTTCTTCGTCATAGAATGGAATCAAATCTTCTGGTAAATCTTTTGGATTAGAAATTTCTATAGGATCAAAGCAAGGATGCATTGATTCCTGAATCATATAGTTGGAACCCTTATACACATCATCTATTTCATAAGATTTATTTTTATTTGCTTCTTCTACCAATTCTAGATCATGAAGATGTCCATCAGGCATTTCGTCAAAAGTAAATGGAATACCTTCGAAGAAATACATCTTTACGATATATTTCTCTTCGTTATACCAAACGTGCTTTGTTGTAATGGTATACGACATAACATTCTCTTTAATGTTATTTATTTTTATACCCGATGTCGGATTCGAACCGACCCTGGAAGCATTTTAAGTGCTCTGTCTCTTCCGCTGGACTAATCGGGCAAGGTGCACGTTATTGGAGTCGAACCAATTTAAGACGATTTATGAGATCGTTGCAGTTACCGAAATGCGAAACGTGCAAGATAGTGTAGAAGACAGGATTTGATACCTGCATACCCTCATAGAGGTGTGTTTCCTTACATCACATCTACACTAATAGAAGTGGGTGGATTCGAACCACCTCAAAGCCGCTAATCTGGCGGAAAAGGTTTATAAGACCTCTCTGACTACCAAGTCTCACTTCCCAGATGATGAACTACGATGCTTCGTTGTT